ATTGATTTTAGAACTCAGCAACTTCAATTACAAGAAGAAACTATTAATCTGTATAAAGAAAAAGTGAAAGTAGTGAAACCTAAGTGGCACGAAAACAAATGGTTATGGTTTGTTTATGGTGTTGCCGCAACTTCGGTTTCGGTTAAACTTGCAGGCGAACTAAAATAATGGCAGAACAGATAAAAGAAGTAATCAAACAAGAGTATATTAAGTGTGCTCAAGACCCTGTCTACTTTTTAAAAAAGTATTGTATGATTCAACACCCGATTAAGGGTAAGATACCTTTTCATTTGTATCCTTTTCAAGAAGAAACGGTTAATGAATTTAAAGAGAATCGATTTAATATTATTTTAAAGGCAAGACAATTAGGAATAAGTACACTAACTGCTGGTTACTCTTTATGGCAGATGACATTCTTCCAAGATAAAAACATTTTGGTAATTGCAACTAAACAAGATACTGCAAAAAACTTGGTTACGAAAGTTCGTGTTATGCACGCAAATTTACCAAGTTGGTTGAAACAACGATGTGTTGAGGATAATAAATTATCACTACGATATGTTAATGGTTCACAAATCAAAGCAGTTGCATCATCAACCGAAGCAGCTCGTTCTGAAGCTCTATCATTATTGATATTGGATGAGGCAGCGTTCATTGATAAGATTGATGATATATGGACTGCATCTCAACAAACACTTACAACGGGTGGTAGTTGTATTGCATTATCAACACCAAATGGAGTTGGTAATTGGTTTCATCAAACTTGGGTACAGGCCGAAGAAGGTAGAGGAATGTTCAATGATATTAAATTACATTGGAGTGTTCATCCAGATAGAAACCAAGAGTGGAGAGATGAACAAGATGAATTATTAGGTTTACAAGGTGCTGCACAAGAATGTGATTGTGATTTCATTACTTCTGGTACTTCTGTTATTGATGGTACGATATTAGAAAATTGTAGAAAGGCCCATGTACAAGACCCAATAGAAAAAAGAGGAATAGATGGAAACTTATGGGTTTGGCAACCACCAAACTACACAAGGAATTATATTGTATGTGCTGATGTTGGTAGAGGAGATTCAGCAGATTATTCTGCATTCCATGTTATTGATGTGGAGAATGTAGAACAAGTTGCAGAGTATAAAGGTAGAATGAGTACTAAAGATTTTGGTAATTTATTAGTAACAATTTCAACAGAATATAACGATGCTTTACTAATTATAGAAAACAATAATATTGGTTGGGCAACCATCCAACAAGTGATAGATAGGGATTATCCTAATCTATTTTATACAAGTAAAGATTTACAATACATCGATGTACAACATCAGATGACAAATAAATACAGAGCTCAAGAAAAGAATATGGTGGCAGGATTTTCAACGACAATGAAGAGTCGTCCACTAATTATAGCTAAGTTAGAAGAATTTTTTAGAGAGGAAAGTGTAGTGGTTCGTAGTAATCGTTTAATCGATGAATTATTTACTTTCATCTATAATAATAATAGAGCCGAAGCAATGGCAGGATACAATGATGATTTGGTTATGTCGTTTGCTATCGGATTATGGGTTCGTGATACTGCGTTAAGATTACGAACTGAGGGAATTGAGTTAACGAAGAAAACATTAAACCGACTCCAAGATGTAGATGGTTTATACACTGCAGACGAGAATGAAAATGATTCTTGGCAATGGGATGTTGGTAAAGATAAGAAAAAAGAGTCTTTAGAATGGCTCTTATAACAAAGAGGTAAAAAATGGCAGATAAATCATTATATAGTAGACTGAGGCGATTATTCAGTACCAATGTTATTGTAAGAAATGTTGGTGGTAAGAAATTAAAAGTCGCAGATACTGCACAAATTCAAGCAACTACTAAATCACACTTAGTGGATAGATATTCTAAACTACATAGTGGATTAGATTTGGTAAATACTGGTTATTCCACCTTCGCACAATTACAGGCAGCGAGATTAGGGTTGTTTAAAGATTACGAAAGTATGGATAGTGATAGTATTATCTCATCTGCTCTTGATATTTATGCCGATGAATCCACTATGAAAAATCCATATGGACAGGTACTGAATATCATAACTGATAATAACAACATTAAAGAAATCCTACATAATTTATTTTATGATATTTTAAATATCGAATTTAACTTATGGCCATGGACAAGAAATCTATGTAAATATGGTGATTTCTTTTTATATTTGGATATCGAAGATAAGTATGGTATTACTAATGTTGTACCTGTTTCTTCTTATGAGTTACTTCGTGTAGAGGGAGAAGACCCAGAAAATCCTTATATGGTAAAATTTAGAATGGAGGCACAAAACACAACTCATCCTTATTTTGCTCGTTCCACAACAGGTAAAAAGATTGAGTTTGAGAATTTCCAAATTGCACACTTTAGATTGGCAAGTGATAGTAATCTTTTACCTTATGGTAAATCAATGTTAGAAAGTGCTCGTAAGGTTTGGAAACAAGTTACATTGATGGAAGATGCTATGTTGATTCATAGAATCATGAGAGCACCAGAAAAAAGAATCTTCAAAGTGGATATTGGAAACATACCACCAAATGAAGTTGATAACTACATGCAAAGAATTATCAACAAGATGAAGAAAACACCATACATCGATAACGAGACTGGTGATTATAACTTGAAGTTTAATATTCAGAACTTAACGGAAGATTTCTTCTTGCCAGTTCGTGGTGGTGATAGTGGTACAGGTATTGATACCTTACCAGGTATGACTTATGAAACTACAGAAGATATTGAATACTTAAAGAATCGTTTATTAGCTGCATTACATATTCCAAAGGCATTCTTAGGATATGAGGAATCACTTGGTAGTAAAGCAACATTGGCAGCTGAGGATGTTAGATTTGCTCGTACTATTGAGAGAATACAAAGAATTATTGTAAGTGAGTTAACAAAGATTGCAGTAGTTCACTTGTATTCACAAGGATATCAAGATGCAGAATTAACAAACTTTGAATTAGAATTAACAAATCCATCTACAATTTATGAACAAGAAAAGATTGAATTGTGGAATAATAAAATAAATCTTGCTCGTGATATGAAAGAAAATCAAATGATGAGTAGTGAATGGATTTATAAAAACTTATTTAATTTCTCTGATGACCAAATTAAAGAAATGGATTCACAAATTGTTCATGACCAAAAAACTAAGTTTAGATTTGAACAAATATCTGTAGAGGGTAATGACCCAGCAGATACAGGTGAATCAGTTGGAACACCAAGTGAAATGCAATCATCAGCAAATGGTGGTGAATTTGACCAAGAATCTAAATCAGGTTCAATCTTTAAAAAAGAAGTAGAAGTACCTGAAGATGGATGGGATGGTGCAGGAAGACCAAAAGAAAATCCAAAATATGGGAAACAAGGTAGTGCTCGAGGTAGAGACCCATTAGGTAGAACTGGTGTTCCTTTGGCATTAGCACATTATGATGCTTTAAAGAAATCAATGGGTTCAAAAGCTAAAGAAATCTTAAAAGAAACTACTGAGAGTGAAGAAATAAGTAAAGAATATGAAGATTTTAAGGGTAAGAAATAGCGATTTCTTAAAAGTTTTATATTTATATATGTGATATAATAGTTAAAAATGGAGTGTTTGATGTCGAATCGAAAAAAACATAATAAAATTAAGAATACGGGTATACTTTTTGAATTACTAACAAGACAAATCGCAGTTGATGTGATGAATGATTCAAAAAACTCGCCTTCTGTTAAAATCATTAAAGAATTTTTTAACGAACATACTCAATTAGGTAAAGAAAATGAACTTTATAAAGTATTGATTGAGAAAAAATACAAAACTACTGAACAAGCAAACATTTTGATTGAGGCAGTAATTAAAAATCGTAGAAAATTATCAAATCGTAAGTTAAAAAATGAAAAATTCAATTTAATTAAAACAATTAAAGAGAATTATGATGTAAATGCGTTTTTTAATGCAAGAATACCAAATTATAAAGTATTGGCATCAGTATATACTCTATTTGAGAACGAATCTATTAAAGATGTAGTTGATGCTATTGAAGAAACAGATTCAAAAATCACTATTTTAGAAAATATCACATTTACAAACACAAAAAATAAAAAATCACAAAATAAAGTAGTTGAAAACTACTCAACACAAGATACTGATGTAAGATTACTTACTTATCAGTTGTTAGTAGATAAATTCAACAAAAAATACAGCACTTTGAATGAATCTCAAAAAAATCTATTAAGGGAATACATCAATAACCTATCAAACACTAATTCTTTGAGAGAATTCATAGATTCTGAAGTTACAAAAGTAAAATCTAAGTTAAAAAATCATTTATCAAAAGTAAATGATAAAATCACTAAGATTAAATTAACTGAAGCCATTAAACACACAGATAACGCAGTAGGTGGGAAGTTTGTAAAAGATTCTCATGTTGTGTCTTTGATGAGATACTATGAATTAATCAAGGAGTTAGATAATGTCCACAAAGATAAATAAAGCAAAATTTATTGAAGCTTTAAGAAACTTAATCAAGAAAGAGATTGAAGAAGTCTCTACTTCTGCAGCAACACCTGGATACATGACACCAATGGCATTCGATGGTGGTAGAAAAAAAGATAAAAAGAAACGAGATGATATTGCAAATCAATCTGGTTTAAAACAAGTAAGTGAAGTAAAATTTGCTGTAACTGTTGATATGGGTAAATTAGGTCAAGGTAAAGTTCTTGTGGATGCAGGTTCAAAAGGTATGGCAAAAACAATGGTTGCCAAAAAATTAAAACAAGGTTTAAAAGGAGTTATAAGTGTATCTCGTGTACAACCAGCACTTGGCAAACAAGTAGATAAAAAGATTGAAAATGTAAACGAAGTTACTAAAAAAGAAGTTGATGCATTACGAAAACTTCAAAACAGTTTAGAAAAACTACAAAAAGATTATTGGAATATTGCTAAAATAGGTGATAAAACACTTAAAGATAGAAAATTTAATAAGTATTATGAAACTATCTTAAAGGCTACAAAAGAAATAACTACACTTCGTCAAATTTTAAAGGGTCATATAAGAAACGAATCAATAACCGTAGATGAGGCAGTTGACCCTAAAGTAAAAAAACAAGCTGCTGCATTACTTAAACGATACACAAACAATTGGAAAAAATTAGAAAAAGAAACTGAAATGATGTTGAAGTTTGCTAAAAAGAACAAAGCAAGAGAAATGGCATTTAACTTTGAAGAAGTTTTGAAAAAACTAAAGGGTAATGTATGGTCTTATATTAGTTTTCAAGTTAAAGAACCAATGGATGATTATTTTTATGAAAGTATAAATGAGGGTAAGTATCACGATTGGAGAAATGACGAATCTTTAACACCAAAACAAAAAATTGGTAAATCAATTCGTGAAGTTCGTAACTCATTAAATGAATTAGATAAAACAATCAAAATGAGTTTAAGATTGAAAAATGAATTAAATGTTGATTCAAGAAGTTATTGGAAAAACACACACAAGGCTCTTAGTAGTATATCTGAGAGATTAGTTAAATTAGCAAGTAGAGTAGGGAATTTAAAATGATTAGGTTAAAAAATTTAATAAAAGAAGATACTTGTGAATGTGGTGGGGGATGTTGTTCCACTAAAGAACAAGTGATTGAAGTAAGAATTAATGAAAACATTAAAGTTATACCAGCTAACAAAATCGATAGTAAGGTTTGGAGAAAAATGAAATATGATTTAAGAGACCAAATCGATGAGTTAGTTAAAATAGGTGAAGATTATAAAGTGTTTCAAAGTGCACAATTCACTTCAAAAACACTAAAACAAATTAAACGATTAATGGATAAAATATAATGAGTAAAACAAACGATAAGTACCTAACAGAAAGTATTAGTTTATTGGATAGAGAGTTTGGTCAACCATTACCAACACTTCAATCAGTAATGGAAAAACATCAAGAGAATCAAGCTAGTGATTGGAAAGGAAACGACAACATAAGTGAAGGTCGTGAAGAAAAGGCAAAGGCAAAAAAACAATTACAGATGTTTATAAAAGAAGAAGGTGTGTTGAGAAAAAGATTAATAAAGTTAGAAAAAGTTTTCAAAGAAGATAGTGAAAATAAAGATTTAGCAAAACAGATTAACAAGGCCTACAAAGATAATGTAACTAAATTCATGAGAGAAGCTGTAGGTTTAGTGAATAGGATGAAATAATGAGAAACTTATTAGTAGATTATATACCTTTTGAGTTATCTGCGGAACAGATAACTGAATCACTAAAAGAAAACAACGGAAAGTTGATTGTAAAAGGTGTATTACAAAGAGCAAATGCAAAAAATCAAAATGGAAGAGTATATCCAACAAACATTCTTCAGAGAGAAGCAAAAAACTATACAGAAAACTTTATTTCTCAAAAGAGAGCATTAGGTGAACTTGACCACCCAGATTCTTCAGTAGTGAACTTACAAAATGTATCACATAATATTACTGAAATGCATTGGGAAGGTGACAACTTATTAGGAACAGT